AAGACTTCATCAAAAAAGTAAGGCAGCGACTGGCCGGTTTTGTTGCCCGGCATTGAGGGCGAGTACAAAATGCGACCCATTTCGTCGGTGGCCTTCTCCAGCTTGGCGGTCATCAGAACGTGTCTGCCTGGGAGATCGCGGAAGGCGCGGATCACATCGGCCATTTGCTCTTGCATACTGCCGTAGGCTTGGCGCGGATCCTTTGCAATCTTCTTCTCAGAATTCAAACAGACTTCTGCGATCTCGCTGATTGAGTCAAGGGCCACGCTCTGGAACTTCTTTGCCTCTCCGCTGGAGAGCCATTCGTAGGCTTCCATCAGGTCGGCCATCGAGGTGATCTCCAAATACGGGAGGTCAGCGTCTTGGATGCTCAACAAGCCACCCTCCGCTGACAGCACCACCACATTGGGCAGCGTCTTGATGAGCGTCGTCTTGCCCGCTCCTGCTTGGCCGTAGACCAAGACTTTGACCCCGTTGGCACTTAAGCCGCTGGTGGTTTTGAGTGAAATAGCCATGTTGGGTTTCTCCGGTTTGGCGTTGGTGAGTGCCGGTGACCGACCGGCGGCGGTAAAGCATTAGGGCTTCATCACAAAGATGAAGTAGTAGGCCAGCGGGGCGCCAATGCAGGCGGCGGCTAGGGTGGCTTGGGCCAGTTGGATCAGAAGGTTCTTCATGGTGTTATGCAAAGTTGAGAACGTATTCGCAGCGCGAGCCTTCGGGGGTCTTCGTCAAAACAAAAATGTCAGCGTAGTCTTCGTCGAAAACGCCGCCGTTTGCAATGGCAGCCATGATGACTTCGTGAAAGTTGGTAATGAACGAGCCGGTGTTCAAGTTGTTGAAGTAGGGGCAGCGGGTTGCGTTGTTCATCTCTGTCTCTTCTGTTGTGCGCTCTTCAGAACATCTGTTCAGCGCATGAGTTGAACTGTAGCGGCATTGATGCTACGATGCAAGCACTTTCTGCAACTTTTTTTGACATCACATGAACCTGACCGAAATCAAACAACGTCTGGCTGATCGTCGCCTGCCGGTAGTGGCCGAGGCAACCGGGCTGTCTGTCTTTACTTTGTACAGGTTGGTCAACGGCAAGAGCAAGCCTAGCCGCTCGACGATGCGTTCGATTGAGACGTATTTGCGCCAGACAAGCACGGTTGCGCTCAATGGCTAACCTATCGCACATCTTTGGCGGCTCCTGGTCGCCGCCAGCCGACCCCGTGCTGGCCCCGCCAGAGCAGCAGCTCCAAGACGCCATGCGCGATGCCGGGTTGGAGCCACCCGACACCATCTACCTCGATGGCAAGATTCACCGCTTCAAGTCCGGCACGAAGGGCACGCCGGGCCACGGTGACAAGTCGGGTTGGTACATCGCCTTTGGTGACGGCATCCCGGCTGGGCGCTTTGGGTGCTGGCGTGCTGGCATGGAGTCAACGTGGCGTGCCGAGGTGGGCAGGCAGATCAGCCCAGCAGATGAGATGGCGTTTGCCCGTCGCATGGCCGAGGCCAAGGCGGCACGCGATGCGGAACAGGCACGCAAGCACGAAGTGGCTGCGGATGTGGTTGACACCATCTGGGCTGAGTGCATTGGTGCCTCACCAGACCACCCCTACCTCAAGCGCAAGGGCATCGCACCGCACGGTGCCAGAGTCACGGGCGATGGGCGTTTGGTGGTGCCGCTGTTTGATGCTGACGGCACGATGGCATCGCTCCAGTACATCGATGCAGACGGCGGTAAACTCTACCACCCAGGCGGCTCGACAGGCGGCAAGTTCTGGTGGCTGGGTTCGATGGATGACCCCGGCACGATCTATCTCGCCGAGGGCTTCGCCACCGCCGCCACCGTGCATCAGGTCACCAACCGCCCCGTGGTGGTCGCGTACTCAGCCAGCAACCTAGTGCCCGTCGCAGGCGTGTTGCGTGCGCTTCATCCAACCAGCGACCTTGTGATTGTGGCCGACCATGACAAAAGCGCAGTCGGCCAGCGGTACGCCGAGCAAGCCTGCGCCAAATTCGGGGCACGCATGGTGATGCCACCTGACCTCGGAGACGCCAACGACTATGTGCAGGCAGGTGGTGACTTGCTGGCGTTGCTGACACCACCAGTCAATGATTGGTTGGTGACGGCTGATGCGTTCAGCGCCCAGCCAGCCCCCCTCAAATGGTTGGTGAAACACTGGCTGCAAGCCGACGCCTTGGTGATGGTGCATGGCCCCAGCGGTGGCGGCAAGACGTTCGTGGTGCTGGACTGGGTGCTGCATCTTTCCAGCGGCCAGACCGATTGGCAAGGCCACAAGGTCAAGCCTTGCGATGTGGTCTACCTTGCCGGTGAAGGCCACCAAGGCCTGCGCGGGCGCATTGCAGCGTGGAAACACCACAACAGCGTCACCAATTTGTCAATGTGGCTGAGTCAGTCAGGCTGCGACCTCAACACCACCGAGGGCTACCAACTGGCAGCAGCGCACATCAGGTCGCTGCCTCGCACACCAGGTGTGATTGTGGTCGATACGCTGCACAGGTTCCTTGCAGGCGATGAGAACAGCGCCCAAGACGCCAAGACCATGCTCGACGCCTGCGCACAACTTATGCGCGAATTTAAGTGCACGGTCATTCTTGTTCACCACACCGGCGTGAGCGATGAGGCCCAGCACCGTGCCCGTGGCTCCAGCGCATGGCGAGGTGCGCTGGACATTGAGATCAGCATTGTGCCGCCCACATCCAATTTGCCGATGCAGATCATCCAGCGCAAGAGCAAGGATGCAGAACTGGCACCCACCATCAACGTGGAACTGCAACAGGTCACGATCCCTGGTTGGCTGGATGAGGATGGACAGCCAGTCACCAGCGCGGTGTTGGTGCCATCCACCATGCAGGCAACAGTCAAGACTGATGTCAAGTTGGCAACGCACCGCAAGACGATTGAGAACGCTTGGTGGGCGTCAGGCACACCAGAACGAAGGGGCCATCCGTACATCGAGCGTGGTGCGTTGATGGAGTATCTTGTTCACAAGATGGGTATCAGCGAGGCGTCTGCGCGGGTATATGTTAGGCCTTCAGCGGATGGAAAGTTGATTGCTGCATTATTAGTGGCTCAGGTTATTGAATCAGACGATGGAGGCTGGGTGGTGAGCGATCCCGTCGAGTCAAGCGCCATGATGATCCGCAAGAAAAAGGGGTGAACAGGTGGGAACTGGGAACTTTTTGGGAACTGTTCGGGAACAGTTTCGGGGGCAAAAAGACGAAAAACGGGAACGAACTAGAACTATCTCTTTAGAGATAGTTCTGAGTTCCCTGTTCGTCGCGGCTGAAATCGTTCTGGGAGGACTAAGATGTTGGTGAGTGCTAACTTGTGGTGTGGGGTGGGGGTGGAGAGGGGGGCGATGCACGTTTCGCTCGAAAATGTTATGTATACGCGCAGGCGCATGGGGGATATATGGCTGGTTATGTAAGGAGGGTGGGGATTAAATCATTGCCGTCGCCTGACAGGTTATATGGGCCTGAGAATAAGTGCTGGGAAGTTATCCTTGAAACCATCACCAGCGGCGGCAGCCTCAGCACGGCGCTGGCGAAGCACACATGGATGCCGAGCGTGATGCAAGCACGCAGGCACATCGCCAACGACCTTGCCTATCAAGCCCGCTACGAGAAGGCCTTGCAAGACCGCGCAGACAAGTTGGCGGAGGAGATCATGGAGATAGCCGATCTAACGCCTCCTGAGGGCTTAGAACCCGCTGCAATGAGTGCCTGGGTGGCTGACAAGCGGCTGCGCGTTGACGCACGCAAGTGGGTGGCTGCGAAACTGCAACCTAAGCGGTACGGCGACCGCATCGATGTCGCCGTCACCGACACACGCATCAGCGTCATGGATGCGCTCGCCCAGGCGAAGCAGCGCGTGCTGCAAGACAGTAGTGATGTTGTCGATGTCGAGTCACGCGACGTCGAATGTTGACAACGAGCGTTATGTTAACCGCGACGTGAGCACTCACTAACGTCCGGCAGGGCCGGTGCCCCGCTGGCCCGCCGGTGGCCGGGAGGGGGGTAGGGCCGACGCGAAAGGGCCACGGGAACGGTAGCCCCGCGAACAAATTTTTTCTTTTTTAATTTATCATCTGCCCCATGCCTCAAAACGACAACCCCACCTCCGGCAACCCCTACGTCAAGGCTTTCCATGACTTGATGGCAACGTCCAAGGACTTCACCCAGTTCTTGGCTGATCCTGCTGAACGCCAAGGCATCAGGCAGGGGTTCACAGATGCCGTCAACCGCGGTGCCGTAGCCGCCACCCTTGGCGCACCTGTTGACATGGCGAACATGGGGCTGAACCTAGGCAAGGCAGCGGTGGGGTATTTGGGCAACAAGGCTGGCGTCTTGTCAGCGGATCAGATGCCGCAACTGATAGATAACCCAGTTGGCGGGTCTGAGTACATCGGCAACCAGTTGCAGCGGTTTGGCATGGTGAGTCCCAATCGCAACGCTTTGGCGGAAGGTCTTGCTGGTGTCTTGCCAACCAGCCCCGTCAAGTCGGCCAAGGCTGTTGCGGCGATTGCTGGTGGTGGGGTTGTGCCGGGGATGGATTTAGCAGCTACCGTGTTCCACGGCTCGCCGCACAAGTTTGATCGCTTTGACAGCAGCAAGATCGGCACGGGCGAGGGAGCGCAGGCGTATGGGCATGGGCTGTATTTGGCGGAAGCACCTGACGTTGCCCAAGCGTATGCAAACAAGCTGACTCAGGTGGACGGACGCGCAATTTCCGATCAATTGGATTCGCGCGTGAGGTACTTGAACATGCTGAAACAGCAGGCATCGGCGGGCGATGTAAATGCCGCAAAGAATGTGCCTGTGATTGAGAAGTCAATTGCTGAACTTCAAAACCAAGGCTCTCTCTACAAAGTCGACCTCCCCGACGAAGCCATCGCCAAGATGCTGGACTGGGACAAGCCGCTGAGTCAGCAGGCGCCGGAGGTGCAGAAGGCTCTGCAAATGTCGGGCGTTTCTATTCCCGACATGGCGGCTGTTGATAGGGCAAAGGCAAGTGCAGATGCGGCTTTTGACGCTTGGATTGCCTCGCAGCGCGGCGGGTCTTCGCTTGAGTCAAACAAATTGAAGCAGGCGTGGAAAGATGCCCAAGTAGCTCACGACAAAGCCAAGGCTGGAATCAGTCGGACTGGGGCGGACGCTTACAAGGACTTGCAGTATCAAAACAGAGATTGGGCGATAGAGGCCGGAAGACCCGCCATGACAACGCAGGCTGCAATTCAGGCCAAGGCTTCCGAGGACTTGCGTGCCTTTGGCATCCCCGGCATCCGCTACCTAGACGGCGGCTCACGCAGCGCAGGGCAGGGCAGCAGCAACTACGTTGTCTTTCCCGGCAATGAGAATATGCTGCGGATACTGGAGAGGAATGGGCAGGTGCTCAAGTAATGCAAACCACCATCTACAAGCCCGAGGAAGAACAGGAACTGATGACCACCCTGTGGTCACCAGCGATTGCGGATGACCCGGAGGCGTTTGTACTGTTTGCGTTTCCCTGGGGTCAAGAGAACACCCCGTTGGCAAACTTTAAGGGGCCACGCAAGTGGCAGCGGGAAGTGCTGCGGGAGATTGCTGCACATATTAAGAGGCAGCAGGGACTGGTGGATTTTGAGACGCTGCGCCATGCGGTGTCGTCTGGGCGGGGTATTGGCAAGTCGGCGCTGGTGAGTTGGCTGACGATCTGGATGCTGTCCACGCGCATTGGCTCAACGACCATCATCTCGGCTAACTCGGAAAGCCAGCTGCGAGCAGTCACCTGGGCCGAAATCACCAAGTGGCTGGCGATGAGCATCAACAGCCATTGGTTTGAGGTGAGCGCCACCAAGCTGGCTCCGGCATCGTGGTTGACGCAACTGGTGGAGAAGGATTTACGCAAGGGCACGCGGTACTGGGGCGTCGAGGGGCGGCTGTGGTCGGCTGAGAACCCTGATGCGTATGCTGGTGTGCACAACTTTGATGGCGTGCTGGTGATCTTTGATGAGGCGTCGGGTATCGACGACTCAATCTGGGCTGTGACGGCGGGTTTTTTCACCGAAAACACGCCAAATCGTCTTTGGCTGGCGTTTTCCAACCCGCGCCGCAACACGGGGTACTTTTACGAGTGTTTTCACGCGAAAAGGGACTTCTGGACTAACAAGGTGGTGGACGCTCGGACGGTGGAGGGCACCGACAAGGCGGTGTACCAAAACATCATTGACGAATACGGCCCAGACAGCAGTCAGGCGCACGTTGAGGTGTACGGGCAGTTTCCGTCTGAAGGCGATGACCAGTTCATCCCGGCAGACATTGTGGATGAGGCAATGGCGCGGGAGAAGTACAAGGATCAGACGGCACCAACCATTATTGGGGTTGATCCTGCCCGGTTTGGGGCTGATGCCACGGTGATTGTGGTGAGGCAGGGACGCGACATTGTGCGTATTGACCGGCACCGGGGCGACGACACCATGACCGTGGTGGGGTACATCATCGAGGCCATCGAGGAATGGAAACCCGACATGGTGGTGATCGATGAGGGCGGTCTGGGTGCGGGTATTGTGGATAGATTGAAGGAACAACGCTACAAAATCAAAGGCGTGAACTTTGGCAATAAGTCAGTTAACCCTATCATGTACGGCAACAAACGCGCCGAGATGTGGGGCAAGATGAAAGAGTGGTTGCGTACGGCAAGTATCCCGAAAGATCGGTTCTTGAAAACCGACCTCATATCGCCTATGATGAAACCGGACTCGCGGGGTACAATCTTTCTGGAGAGCAAGAAAGAGATGAAATCGAGAGGCCTTGCCTCGCCCGACGCAGCGGATGCGCTGGCCGTGACGTTTGCGTTTCCGGTCGCGCATCGGGAGTACAAGGAACCAGCGCGGCGGGTTAACGCGCAGGGCAACAGCGTGAGTACATCTTGGATGGGGTCTTGATGAAAGACGACGGGATCATTGCAGCGAAAGCTGTAGCCAGCGGGAACGAAGACTTGCTGTCAACGGCACGCAGTCGGCTGGACATGGCTATGTCGGCGTTGTCTGAATCCCGCGAGGATGAGATTGACGATCTGCGCTTTTATGCGGGATCGCCTGACAATCATTGGCAATGGCCTGCGGATGTGCTGGCGACTCGCGGCGCGGTGCAGGGGCAGACGATCAACGCACGCCCGTGCCTGACGATCAACAAGCTGCCGCAGCACGTTAAGCAGGTGACCAACGACCAGCGCCAAAACAGGCCCGCGGCGAAGGTCATTCCGGTGGACGACAACGCCGACATTGAGGTAGCCGACATCTTCAACGGCATGATCCGGCATATTGAATACATCTCGGACGCTGACGTAGCCTATGACACGGCGTGCGAGAACCAGGTGGCGTATGGTGAGGGCTACATCCGTCTGCTGACCGAATACTGCGACGACAACACGTTTGAGCAGGACATCAAGATTGGGCGGGTGCGGAATTCGTTCTCGGTCTACATGGATCCGATGATCCAAAACCCGACGGGCGCGGATGCCAAGTATTGCTTTATCACGCAAGACCTGACCCGCGAGGAGTACGAGCGGATGTACCCCAACGCAGCGCCTGTGACGACGCTGCAATCGTTGGGCGTTGGCGATCAGTCCATCAGCAACTGGTTGAACGAAGACACCGTGCGGGTGGCTGACTACTACTATGTGGACTACGACCGCGCTACGTTGAATTTGTACCCAGGCAACCAGACGGCGTTTGCCAATACGCCGGAAGACAAGCAACTCAAGATGTTTTTTGGCAAGCCTATTCGCTCACGCGAGTCTGACAGGCCAAAGATCAAGTATTGCAAGATCAACGGCTACGAAGTTTTGGAGCAACACGATTGGGCGGGGAAGTGTATTCCGGTCATTCGCGTGGTTGGCAACGAATACGAGGTGGACGGGCGTCTGTATGTAAGCGGATTGGTGCGAAATGCCAAGGACGCACAGCGGATGTACAACTATTGGGTCAGCCAAGAGGCAGAAATGCTTGCTTTGGCCCCAAAAGCGCCGTTTATTGGTTATGGCGGTCAGTTTGAGGGGTACGAAACCCAATGGAAGACCGCCAACACGCAAAATTGGCCGTATTTGGAGGTCAATCCTGACGTAACTGACGGTCAGGGTGCTACTTTGCCGCTTCCGCAGCGTGCCCAGCCGCCGATGGCGTCGTCTGGACTGTTGCAAGCCAAGGCAGGCGCGTCAGAAGACATCAAATCAACCACGGGGCAGTACAACGCATCGTTGGGCATGGGGTCGAACGAGCGGTCTGGCAAGGCTATTCTGGCCCGCCAGCGCGAGGGCGACGTAGGAACGTACCACTACGGCGATAACTTGGCGCGCAGCGTGCGAAACGTCGCTCGGCAACTGGTGGACTTGATCCCCAAGATTTACGACACGCAGCGCGTGGCTCGGATCATTGGCGAGGACGGCGACACCAAGATGGTGAGGGTGAACCCTGACCAACAGCAACCCGTCAACAAGATCGTTGACCAATCAGGCATTGTGATTGAGAAAATCTACAACCTGAGCGTTGGCAAGTACGATGTGGTGGCCGTCACCGGCCCAGGCTACGCAACCAAGCGCCAGGAGGCGCTGGAGGCGATGAGCCAACTGTTGCAAGGCAACCCGCAACTGTGGGCTGTGGCTGGCGATCTGTTCGTCAAGAACATGGATTGGCCTGGGGCGCAGGAGATGGCTAAACGCTTTGCCCGCACCATTGATCCTAAGTTGATGAGCGACGGCGAGGACAACCCCGAGTTGCAAGCCGCCCAGCAGCAGATGGAGGCAATGGGGCAGGAGATGGAGCAGATGCATCAGATGCTGCAAAACGTCGGCAAGTCTATTGAAGTGCAAGAGCAAGAACGCAAGGACTACGAAGCCAAGATCAAGGCGTTTGACGCCGAGACCAAGCGCATCTCTGCCGTGCAGGCCGGTATGTCACCAGACCAGATTCAAGAGATTGTGCTGGGCACCATCCACGGCATGATTACCAGCGGCGATCTGATTGCCGAGATGCCGGGGCAGGATGTTGATATGGGTGCTGAGATGCCTCCAGAGCAGATGGAGATGCCGCAATGAACGCCTGTCAGTTTGTCGGCCTGCTGTTCCTTGGCCGGGATGTAGCGCACAGCGTCCATCTCAACACCCGTTCGTTCAGCAAGCACATGGCGCTGAACACGTTCTACGATTCGGTCATTGACTTGGCTGACTCGTTTGCCGAGGCGTATCAGGGCAGGCACGGTCTGATGGGACAAATTGCAGTCCCCGCCAACAAGAAAGCTGCCAACATCATTGAGTTCTTGCAAAGCCAGCTTGATGAGATTGAGAAATGCCGGTACGAGGTCTGCGACAAATCAGACACCGCAATCCAGAACATCATTGATGAGATCGTGGCTTTGTACTTGTCAACGCTCTACAAGCTCAAGTTTTTGGCGTAAAACATGGCGATCACACTCAACACCACGCTGCGGAACAACCGCGCAGACCAGATCACCACCTTTGCCGGTACAAGCGCCAAGTTGCGGATTTACACCGCCGCTTACGCTTCTCAACTGGTTGAGTGCATCTGTAGCGCGTCAGCGTTCGCGGCGGCTGCATCTGGCGGTGTGTTGACGCTGAACGCAATTTCGGCAGGCACCGCAAGCGCAGCGGGCACGGCGGCGATTGCACGCATTTACAAGTCAGACGGCACAACGATTGTGATTGAGGGGCTGACGGTCGGCGTATCGGCCAGCAACATCAACATCACCAACACGACGATTGCCATCAGCGACACGATTACCGTGACTTCCGCAACGATCACAGAGGGTAATGCGTGAGTTTTGTAGCTGACCGCGTTAGCCAGACCGCTGCCAACCCTGGCAGCGGCGCGGTTACGCCTTCCGGCAGCGTGTCGGGCTATCAAACTTTCGCGTCTGGCGTGACGACAGGCGCGGTGGTGACGATTGCCATCGAGAGCACCACCCCCGGTGATTGGGAAGTCTGCGATGCAACGTGGAACGGCACGACCCTGACTCGCGGCGAGATTAGCGGTAGCAGTACAGGCAGCCGGGTGACGTTCACAGGCACCGTCAACGTGTTCCTGACGCCTAGCGCACGGGCATTGAAAAACACCCGCAGCGGCACGGCCCGACTGTTGGCCGCTGGCAATTTTGGAGTAATCTGATGGCACTTGACCCGCAATACACCACCACGCCGAATATCTCGGCAGATACGGAAACGACCGCCAACAACGTCTATAACGGCACAGGCACTGTAGGCACAGCGTTTACGGCAGGCGCAAACGGCTCGTATGTCAGTTTTATCAAACTCAAACCTCTGGGCACTAACGTCGCGTCGGTTGCTAGGTTTTGGGTCAATAACGGTTTAACCAACGCCACCGCAGAAAATAATTATTTAGTTGCAGAAACAACACTTCCAGCAACCACGGCTGTTGCCAACGCTGCGCTGACGGAAATAGTTGTATCCCTAAATATGGCTATTGAAGCAGGGTACAAAGTTAATTGGGCTATTGGCACAACCGTAGCAGCAGGGTGGCAGGCAACGGTTGTTGGCGGGGATTATTGATGGACTTTCAAGGATTTCTATCTGACTTAAAAAATCCACTTATTGTATCAAGTCGGGGGTCTTTAGTTTCCACAATTCCAGTTCCAAAATCTGCTTCGTTTGTTTTTGCACATTTGCGTGGGCAAGGCGGAAACGGTGGAAACGGGCACTCCCGCGCAGCGGGTAGCGCAGGAACCGGAGGAGGCGGGGGCGGCGATGGCGGCGCAAACTTTGTTTTGATGCCTGCAAAGCTATTTCAAGGAAGTTTGAGAATTGACATTTCCTCTACAGGTGTTCTTTCTTTAACCAACACAAAATCTATTACGCTGGTTAGCGTAAATAACGGGGGTAATGGTGGTAATGGAGCGGCGGCTACAGTCGGTGCTGCGGGCACTACCGGAACCGCTAGCACCTCAGGCACTTATGCTCTTGCTACTGGAACCAACACTATTCAGGCAGCTACAACGGGTGGCATAGCCGCTGGCGGCGCGGGTGTTTCTACAACCGCTACAAACTTGAACACTCACACAGGTGGCATGGGCGGCGGCGGCTGTACTACAACCGATTTTGCAGGGGGCGGCTTGACGTTTACTGCTTTGGGGGGATTACTTGTGCCTGGGGGCACGGCAGCGGGCGGGAACGGTGGTAGCGGGTTTTTTATGGCCGACCTTAATTATGGCGTTGGTGGCGGAGGTGGGGGCACTAACAACTCCGGCGTTGGCGGCGCGGGTGGCGATGGTGTTAGTTATGGCTGCGGGGGTGGCGGCGGAGGTGCTGGTGTGACGGGCGGCGCAGGCGGTATTGGCGGGCCAGCCGCTGCGTTTATTTATTTCTTGTAAGGAAACCCGCCATGCTGATTTATCAAGACAATCAATTTTGGAACGGCCCCGACGTTGAGTTTGCAACGCTTGCAGAGGCACAAGCTGACCGCACCGCTGTCGTAGACCTAGCAGCAGCATCGTTGCGTGACCAAATTACCGCAGGCGCCTCTGCTGCTGAGATGTCGTCATGGCCGATCAAGTTGGATGAGGCCAACGCAGGCGGTGGCCCCATGCTGACGTTGGAGGCTGGTTACCGAGGCATCACCGAGGCTGCGCTGATTGTGCTGGTGTTGGACAAGGCAACACAACTAAGTACGCTGGAAGCCCAGATTGCAGGCGTGAGCGGGATGCACCGCGACACCATTGACGCCATGACGACTATTGCAGACGTTGTTGCTTACGATATGCGCTCCGACTGGCCTGTGGTGTAAGTCATGCTTGGCTTTTACCCAATCGCATCGCGTCCGATTGGGGCGAATGTTGTAGCAACAGCGGCGGGGATTACCGCTACCCTAGCGGTCATCCTTGACGGCATTTCGTTTGATGGTGCTATAGTATCGGGGCATAACGCTACGATTGCGTTTGCGCTGGATGGCATCAATGTTGCCATGACCGCAATCAATTCAGGCCCGCCGCCGACACCGGGGTTTGTGCAGACTTTGATCGAGATTAGATCGTTTACTGAACGGAGATTTTAATGGCTCTTACTCTCAAAGCTGTCACCACGCGGCTAGGCTACCAACAGATCACATCATTGAGCGCATCCAGCGCCTTGACCGTGCCGACAACTGATCTTAACGGTTTGTCCTGCAAGCCAAGCATTGCGATCATCACCGCTGAGACTCAGGCAGTCCGGTGGCGTGACGATGATGTTGATCCAACCGCTTCGGTTGGTATGCCGCTGGCGGCTGGCGTGACGCTTCAGTACGACGGCGATCTGACCAAGATTCGGTTTATTGAGCAGACGGCCAGCGCCAAGCTCAACGTCAGTTATTACGCATAAGGGGGCCACATGAACATCACCAACGACACCCCAGGCACCGATTACCTGTCGTACTTTACGACGCAGATGCCGAAAGACCTTGCGGCAATGGCTGCGCTGCGCGACGAGTTGGCTATCCGCCAAGGCGCGTTGACGGCAGCGGCAGACACCGTAAAGTTGAAGGCCGACGCTGCTGCTGCGCTGGAAGTCGCCAAGACTGATGCTGCCGCCATCTTGGCTGATGCCAAGGAACAAAACGCTGCGGCTAAAGCCAAGAAGACTGCACAAGACACCCGCGAGAAAGAACTGAACGCCCGCGAGACTGACATGGCGGCTACGTTCAGCGCCCGCGACAAGGCATTGAGTTTGCGCGAGACGCAGGCCCAAACGCAGCAAGACGCCTTGGATGCCAAGGACGCTGCCGTGTTTGCCGCGCAGGCCAAGCTGGACGCTGACCGCGCTGCGCTGGACGCACGCATCAAGGCCTTTCAAGACAAAGTGGCAGCACTAAATGCCTAACAAGAAAATCACCCAACTGCCACCGTCAGCCATTCCGCTGACGGGCACGGAGATTTTGCCTGTCGTACAGAGCAGCGCGACGGTGCAGACGACCGTCTCTGACGTTCTTGGGGCAACCCCTGGTTCATCATTGGTTGTCTACGCGCCAGCCGGTACGGGCGCGGTGGCTACGACCGTGCAGACAAAGTTGCGTGAGTCGGTGTCGGTTAAGGATTTTGGGGCTGTTGGGGATGGCGTTGCTGACGATACGGCAGCGATTGAATTGTGCATCGCCGCCGCTGGTGTAGGCGGAACGATTTTGTTTCCAGCAGGGATGAACTGCAAAGTTGCGTCTGAAGTTGATTTGAACGTATCAGGGCAAAAAATTACCGGCTACGGGGCCAAGATTACCAAGGCCGCATTGTTTACAGGAACGTGCGTTCTACGCATTGGTGCTACCAATGTCACGCTGGAAGGCGTGGAAATTGACGGCACCGACAAAGCCATAGACGGGATTATCACAACGGCGGGTGCCACAGCCGGTTTTACTGCCCGCAATCTTAAGATCACCAACTGCCTGTATGGCATTAGCGCCAACAGCAACAGCAACGTAACGGTTGAAGGTTGCAACATCAGCCTTGTGGCGTCTGGCGCAATCAGGGCGCACAACGTGGCGGCAACGTCAGCGTTGTCTTGCGTTCGCATCCTACAAAATCGCATTGATTTGTCTGATTTGAACCCAGCAACAACAACGCAAAACGCTCTATTGGTGCGAGGCGATGCTACCTATCCGACGACGGACGCGCACGTTATCGGCAACACCATCATTCACGCAGCCGATCCAACCAATTCCGCTGCTTTGTGTTGCGAAATGCGCTTTATTGACGGCGGCATTTTTAGCGACAACTTTGGCAAAGACGGTTCCATGTTGGTGTCGGTGGCTGGTTCAAACGATGTGACGGTGGACGGCAACGTCTGCGACGGCGCGACGTTTTACGGCATTGAGATTGCAAGTGTCTCTGCGGTGCCAAACAAGAACATTGTTGTTTCCGACAACGCAATTAACGGCAGAGAGCGGCTTAACTACGGTATTGGGTTACAAGGCGCTGTCGCGGGTTGTTCAGGTGTGGCTGTGACCGGCAACAGCATCCGAGGTTGCGTGCTGTACGGTATTTTCTCAAACGAAAACTGGTCTGATATTGACATCACCGGAAATCGAATTGACATTACTGCGTCATCGGCTGGGCAGCGCGGCATCTATATTTTTGGAACAGCAACCGCAGTTAATCACGTTGTAGTTACAGGAAATACATTAAACGGCAACAGCGTAGCAGAAAAAGCCGTTTATTTGCGAAGCGTTTTGTATGCAACCGTCACGGGTAATGTGTGTTCTAACTGGACAGAAAACGGCGTATACATTGATGGATCAGCCGTTACTTGCGACGAAATTTCTGTAGTTGGCAATTCGTTTCGTGGGCTAACCGCAGGCGGAATTGGAGTGCTTGGCACGATTGGGGACAGGATTACCGCTTACGGCAACACCGGCTATCGACTGTCTGGCACAACCAACATCAACGCGCTCAACCTAAACGCTGCGCTGTATGAGGCATGGGGGACAGGAACTCCAGAGGCCGCTGTGACGGCTGGCGTCGGTTCTATCTTCCACCGCACCAACGGCGGCGCTTCCACTTGCTTGTATGTCAAAGAATCTGGCACAGGCAACACAGGTTGGGTTGCTAAATAATTTTTAACCGTACTGGCCCGCTGACCAGGGAATCTTAGGATTCAAGCAATGACTGAAGAAGTAGAAGTAGTAGCGGAAATACCCGCGCCGGAACAGGTGGCTACGGCAGCGCCTGAACCAGAAGAACACACGCCGGAAGTAGCTGATGAAGCGCCCTCAGAGAAACTGTTCACCCAGGAAGAACTGAACGCTGAATTCGGCAAGCGTCTCGCAAGAGAACGCCGCAAGATGGAGCGAGAGTTTGCTGCAAAGCAACCGCCAGCCCCGTTATTGGAAAACGCTGACACGCCAGAGGCTTACGCCGAGGCGTTGGCCTATCAAAAGGCCGAACAGATTCTCCATGAGCGTGAGGTGAAGCGACAGCAAGCAGAGACTCTTGATAGCTACCGCGACAGGGAAGAAGAAGCAAGGGACAAGTACGAGGACTTCGAGCAAGTTGCGTACAACCCAAACCTTCGGATTACTGAAGTGATGGCGCAAACGATCCAAGCATCTGAAATCGGCCCTGATGTGGCTTATTTCTTGGGGGCGAACCCCAAAGAGGCGGATCGTATTTCCAAGTTGCAGCCTATTTTGCAGGCTAAAGAAATCGGGAGACTTGAAGCCAAATTGGCTGATAATCCCGTTGTCAAGAAAACGACTGGCGCACCAACCCCGATTGCGCCGGTTACCGCACGTTCTTCTGGTGCGCCTAGTTACGACACTACCGACCCTCGATCAGTCAAGACCATGAGCACAAGCGAATGGATTGCGGCTGACAGGGC